CAAGACTACGCAAACAACACAGCGGCGGCACTGGACAACGGTGAAGACGGCCTAGTTAGCTCAAGTGACTACTTGGGTGTGTTTTATCCATCTGGTTTAACAACAGACAACACAGGCAAATCAATTGTTGTTCCACCATCACACATGATGTTGAGAACTTTAGCTAACAACGACAATATAGCTTTCCCATGGTTCGCACCATCAGGAACTAGAAGAGGTGTTGTTGACAACGCTACGTCAGTTGGTTATATAGACACAGCAACTGGTGAATTCCAAACAATATCTGTTACGGAGTCAGTGAGAGATTCAATGCATGAGGTTAAAGTGAACCCAATCACTTTCTTCTCAGGAGCAGGAATTGTAAACTTTGGTAACTTGACTAAAACAACGGCAAGTTCAGCATTGGATAGAATAAATGTATCGAGATTAGCAGTGTATCTAAGATCACAACTAGATTCTATTGCTAAACCGTTCATATTTGAACCGAATGACGAACTTACAAGAAACGAGATCAAAGGCGCAGTTGAATCGTTCTTGTTAGAACTTGTTGGTCAGAGAGCATTGTATGACTTCCTAGTAGTTTGTGATGACACAAACAACACACCAACTAGAATAGACAGAAACGAACTGTATGTAGACATAGCAATTGAGCCAATCAAATCAGTTGAATTCATTTACATACCGTTGAGAATCAAAAACACAGGAGAAATTGCAAAATTAGGAAACTAATTTTCGATAAAGGAGAAAATATATGGCAATATCAACATTATCAAAATTTACAGTACCTTTAGCAAACGATCAGAGTTCAGCATCACAAGGTCTGTTGATGCCAAAACTTCAGTATCGTTTTAGAGCAATCCTGGAAAATTTTGGAGTATCAACACCAAGATCAGAACTAACAAAACAAGTTATTGATATAACAAGACCTAACTTGACTTTTGACAATGTAACACTAGATGTGTACAACTCAAAAGTTTACGTTGCAGGTAAACACACTTGGGATCCAATAACAATCACATTGAGAGATGACGTGAACAACTCAGTTACTAAACTGGTTGGTGAACAGATCCAGAAACAGTTCGACTTCTTTGAACAATCAAGTGCGGCATCTGGTATCGACTACAAATTCACTACTAGAATTGAGATGCTTGACGGTGGTAACGGAGCAAGTACACCAAATGTACTAGAAACATTTGAATTGTACGGTGCATACGTTGAGAATGTTAACTACAACACACTAGCATACGCAACATCAGATCCGGCAACTATCACTATGTCTATCAGATACGACAACGCAATCCAAACTCCAACAGGAACTGGAATTGGTACAGCAGTTGCAAGAACAATCGGTACATTGAGTACGGGTGGTGGACAATAATACACAAAATTAAGTTAGCAATTATAACATCAAAAGCGTCTTTATAGGCGCTTTTTTTGTGGCCATAAATACGAGTATGCCAAGCATAAACAACTTCTTAAAAGGTTTTCAGGACGGACTACCGGGTATGAAAGACTACCAACACGCATCGAGATTGTACATAGACAACAATTTCAAGTTGATGCCGAAACAGAAGTTCCTGTTCCACGTGGTATTCAACACAGACGAGACACTGTTTGTCAACGGTTTCAACGCCAATGAGAGGTATCAACTCAACATGTTGGTCAAACAATGCGACCTGCCCAAGTACAACATGAGTTACGAAGAAAAAACTCAATACAACAAGAAGATGTACGCAGGCACTAGAATAGCATATGATCCAGTGAACATAACTTTCCACGATGATCATGCAGACACGGTAAACGCATTCTGGAAGAAGTACTACGAATACAACATAGCAGATTCCATAGGTATGAACAGTGACCTAACAATTTCAAACACCAAGGATGACTACTACACTTTTGGTGATGCTAGAGCAACCACAAAGTTTGGAATGGACACCCCTAAGGGAAGGCAGAAACCTTATTTGAAGAGCATAGAGATATTTGTGCTACACAAACAGAGATTCACATCAATGACATTGGTCAATCCTGTCATAGGATCATTCTCACATGACAGCCTAGATCAGGCAGACGGTGCAGGTGTCATGAACAACACCATGCAGATATTATATGAGACTGTTATCTACAAGTCAGGCATAGTGAACAAGAACAACGTGCCAGGCTTTGCTACAATAAACTATGACAAATCTCCAAGCCCACTAACAGTGTTGGGTGGCGGAACCAACAGCATCTTTGGACCAGGTGGTGTTGTCGATGGCATAGGGTCTGTTATTAGGAATGTGAATAATGGAAACATCCTAGGTGCTATACTTTCAGCATCTAACACGTACAATAATGCTAAGAAAATTAAGAAATCAGATGTAAAAGAAGAGCTGAAGGGAATAGCGAAAGATGGAGTCCTCGAGATAGGCAAACAGGCAGGAACTATTACAAATCCTGTTTCACAGTTCTCGGTGGGTGCGGCGGCAGTAGTGGCAGGCGTTGCAATAGCCACAGCCAGAGGCACAGCCGACAATAATGATCAATCCAACAACACAGTGATCACAAATCCTAATGTGAACAATGTAAAATTCTTGGGTGCAAACGAATCTTTTAATCTTGTATCAATAAATTCAAACGTGAGAGATGAAATAGCGGCAGGCATATACTTCAAGGACATAGGATCGAGGAAAGGTCTAACGCTGGCACAATCAAACATAGAATACGAAGGGTCGGCAGATAGCGTCAAGAATGTCTATACAAGCAAATCGATCACAGACATACGTAAATTAGTCACAGAAGGTTACATCAATATTGAACGAGAATCACTAAACGTTGAAATAGCCACGGAGAAAGCAACACTGTAATGGAAGAAATGTACACAAACCTACCACCAAAAGGAAAAGACGCTCTGGATCAGACCATAAAAAAATTGACCACAACACCATACGAAAACAACTACGAATTCAACGTTGGAGAATATGACAGCACCGTAGCATTCTTTGTTAAACGTAATTTCTCAAGGTCATCAGCAGAGTCAACAGCATACGCGATACTGTCACAGGCTAAAATAGACAACATCAAACCACAACAGATACTGGATCAACTGGGCTATGCCACTCCCGCACTGCTGTCAGAACTGATGACAATAATATTAAATGCCAATAGGTACAAGTCTAGTAGGCTAGGTGTGAGAAAAACACTAGCCACCAAAGAGACGGTATCTAGAAACATCATAGACTAATGTTACCAAGATTTGCTAGGGGCAAGTTCTCTCCCAAGAATGCAGAGAAGTATGTGGGAACAAAAACACCAACATACAGGTCAAGTTGGGAACACTCATTTATGAGATTGTGTGACGAACATCCTAATGTGTATCAATGGGCTAGTGAGTCAATAAAAATTCCGTATAGACATCCGTTCACGGGCAAGTACACAGTGTACGTGCCAGACTTCTTTATAGTGTATCAAGACAAGGAAGGTCGCAAACATGCCGAGATGGTCGAAGTGAAACCCATGAGTCAAACCTCCATGGAGGCGGCCGGCAAGAGTATTGCAAAGAAAAAACAGGTTGTGATAAACATGGCCAAGTGGGAGGCCGCAAACGCATACGCCAAACAGAGGCGTATCAAATTTAGAGTGGTTTCAGAAGAACAGTTGTTCCACAACGGCAAACGTAAGTAAATACGATAATGACAAAGAAATTAGAAGACATCCTCAATTTACCAAATGTCAAAGAAGCATTCAAAGAGGTAGATAAGAAGGAAAAAGATAAGAAAATGAAAGAAGCAAATGGTCAACATGCATCTGCTAAAAATCTAGACCCAAAGACACAGGCCAATCTACAGAAGAGTTATGCGGAGTTTGACAAGATAGCGGCCGCACTGCCACAGGTCAAAGGGTTGGGCGAACTATCAGATCTAGAACTTGACAAATTGGCCATAGAAGCGGAAGAGAGCTACAAGAATCTAATGGACCTAGGCATGAATGTTGACTCACGTTATTCGGGGCGTATATTCGAGGTTGCGGGCAACTTCCTACGTAACGCCATAGATGCCAAGGGTAGCAAGATAGACAAGAAGCTCAAAATGGTTGAACTACAGCTCAAGAAGATGAAACTGGACAAAGACGGTAATAAAGACGGTGGTACAGTGGAGGAAAGCGACGGATTTGTTATATCTGATCGTAATGAATTAATGAAGAAACTACTTAAAAAAGACTAAATATTGCATATGAGCACATTCAAAGACCATCTAACGGAATCAACAAAGTCATATGACTACAAAATTAAGGTTGCAGGCCAACTAGCAGATGATTTCGCAAGTAAGTTGGAATCAGCACTTGCAAAATTTGAAGTGGCAAACATGTCAGCAGGTAAGAAAACACCTATCATGACACTGCCTCTTGATTTTCCTGCCTTGAGCAATGAGCAGGTAACAATCTTTGATGTGACAACGAATTACCCAGCATCACAAAGAGTTATGCACGAGTATCTATCAGACATTTTAAGAGTTCCAGCAACACACATTGTTGTCAGGAAACCAGGCGAACCTACTGAGGAATATCAGAACGACATGCAGGTTGCACAGAAGTCTGAGTATGCAAACAAACTGCACGATATAGAATACAAAGATGCACCTAAAGTTAATGCAGAAGACTACCATTCAACAAAAGCAAACATGGGATTACTTAAAGAATTATTAAAAGATAGAAAAGAAAATAAGGACCACCCAAAAGAAAAAGAAAATGCAATGGGCAAAGAGGAAGTAGGAACACAAAGTCCGTTCTCAAAAATCACAAAAGCACACCCAATAGAAGGAAAGAAATAGTTATGGAAATGATCGACGTATTAACAAAGTTAAAAGAAATAGCAGAATCAAGACCTGAATTGGTTAAAGACGCAGTGGAGAACGTTGAGAAGACAAATCCAAAAGCAGTAACAGAAGGTGGCATGAAAGATTATTTGCATGATGAGGCAGAGAAAATGTCTAGAGAAGAATTCATTAAAAAACACGGTGAAAGCCTAGCAGGTTTCTGGGATAGCATAAACGGTACCGAAGAAGCAGTAGAAGGTAAAATTCCAGCAGGCCTAAAAGCATACCAAGATAAAAAAGCAGGCAAAGAAGAGAAAAAAGAAACTGTAAAAGAAGCAATACAGATATCAACTGATTCTCCACAAGAAGCATCAATGATGATGCAGATCTTAAAACTTGCAGGTGTACAACAAGTGGACCAAGCAATGATTAGTCAAGAGCCGGAAACGGAACCACATGCAGAACCAGAAATGGATCAAGACGATGCAACAGGTTCAATGGACATGGCTAGAATGAGAGACATGATTAAAAATCCGGAAGACGATCAAAAAGAAGAAACATTTGCAAACGAACCTGAAGAAAAAGTTTCAGACATAGACACATTAGTTAATGTACACTCAGGTGGTTTAAACAGACAAAAGAAAACTCATCCAAGAGTTTCTCCCGGCGATAACCCAATGGCGGCAGAAGACAAGATTACCGAAGAAGAGTTAGCAAACAGTCTTAGAACACAGTACGAAAGTTTCAAAACTGCATATCAAGAAGCGGCAAAACCTGACTTCTTAGACATGGACAAAGATGGCGACAAAAAAGAACCAATGAAAAAAGCCATCAAAGATAAAGAAGCAAAGTAATACTTTTCTACTCCGTCCCTCAGCGTTAAATACTACACTATGGCGTATGTATCATTAGATAGCGACCAAATTAAGAAGGCGCACAAGAAACACAAATACACCAAACAGCAAGTTCTACAACTTGAACAGTGTATGGATCCGAAATCTGGGCCATTGTTCTTTATGAAAACTTTCATGAAGATACAGCATCCGGTCAAGGGATCCATGCCATTCGAACCTTTTCCGTATCAAGAGAGACTAATCAACAGTTACAACGATCATAGATTTTCAATTGCTATGCTACCTAGGCAGACAGGCAAAACAACCTGTGCTTCAGGTTATCTCATTTGGTATGCCATGTTTAGACCTGATTCACAGATACTAATTGCGGCACACAAATACGCAGGTGCATCAGACATCATGTCGAGGGTGCGTTATGCCTATGAGATGTTGCCCAGTTGGATCAAAGCAGGTGTTACACAGTACAACAG